AGAACAACTTCCCATGCGTTCAGGGATGAGAGTAAGCAATCAATCTTCAACCTGACTAAGATATACCAGCAGGTTGACTACAACGACTCAATGATAAAGGAGCATCACATTACACGCGGCTCGTTCCACTGGAAGGATGGTGTAAAGGATACTAAGGTGATATGGTCTCCTGACCCACGAGGTAGGTTTACTGTGTCATGGCTTCCAGCGGCACACCTTCAGAACAGGATAGCTGTGGTCAATGGAAAGAAGATGCCAGCCAATGAGCATATCGGCTCGTTCGGGTGTGACCCGTATGACATCTCAGGCACGGTAGGAGGTCGGGGGTCTAACGGCTCGTTGCATGGACTGACCAAGTTTAATATGGATGACGCTCCAAGTAATGAGTTCTTCTTAGAGTATGTGGCAAGACCTCAGACCGCTGAGATATTTTTTGAAGAGATACTGATGGCCTGTATTTTTTACGGTATGCCGCTCCTTGCAGAGAACAACAAGCCGAGACTGCTTTATCACTTTAAGAACAGGGGCTACAGGGGGTACTCAATGAATAGACCCGACAAACGCTTTAACAAGCTCTCTAAGACGGAGAAAGAGCTTGGGGGCATACCCAACACATCTGAGGATGTGAAGCAGTCTCACGCGGCAGCTATTGAGTCGTACATAGAGAAGTATGTCGGCATGGACATGGATGGTTCGTATAGGACAATCGGAGATATGGGAACGATGCCGTTTTCAAGGACGTTAGAAGACTGGGCCAAGTTTGATATTACAAACAGAACAAAGTTTGATGCGTGTATCAGTTCAGGTCTTGCGATAATGGCAAATCAAAAGCATATGTACACGCCTGAGAAAAAGCAGTCCAAAATAAGCGTTAACTTTGCAAGGTATAGTAATTCGGGGAAGTCTAGCCAAATAATAAGGTAAATGGATAAAGTAACGGTCAATGTCTCCTCTGTAGGATTTCCTAACCAATTTGCGACAGACGCGGAGAAGGATAGTTTGGAATATGGCCTACAGGTGGGGCAGGCTATTCAGTACGAATGGTTTAAGCGAGATGGTAATAACTGTAGGTTTTACAACCAGTGGGGAGAGTTTAACAAGCTGAGGCTTTACGCTCGTGGAGAGCAGTCAATTGCCAAGTATAAAAATGAGCTGGCTGTTGACGGAGACCTATCTTACCTAAACTTAGATTGGACACCCGTCCCTATACTTCCCAAGTTTGTTGACATTGTAGTAAACGGAATGTCTGACAGGATGTTCAAGATACGGGCGTATGCTCAGGACGCAATGTCATCTTCAGACCGCAATCGTTTTCAGGAGCAAATTGAAACGCAGATGGCGGGTAAGGATGTTTTGACTCAAGTTCAAGACTTATTTGGGGTTAACCCGTTTACAATGAACCCCGATGACGTTCCTGCAAATGATGAGGAGCTGTCTCTGTATATGCAGCTTAACTACAAGCCTGCGGTTGAAATTGCTGAAGAGGTGGGTATAAACACACTGCTTGAGCAGAACCATTACTCGGAGACACGCAAGAGACTGGACTATGACCAAACTGTATTAGGGCTATCTGTCGTTAAGCATCAGTTCTTATTAGGGCAGGGTGTTGTGGTTGACTACGTTGACCCAGCTAATGTGATATACAGCTACACTGAAGACCCTTACTTTAAAGACTGTTTCTATTGGGGAGAAATCAAGACCATACCGATTGCTGAGTTGGTAAAGATTGACCCTAAGATTACGAGAGAAGAGATGGAGGAAATCTCTAAGTACAGTCAGAGTTGGTACGACTACTATAACGTAGCTCAGTATCAGCAGAACGATATGTTCTATCGTGACACCTGCACACTCCTTTACTTCAACTACAAGTCTACAAAGAAGTTTGTGTACAAGAAGAAGATGGATGGCAGCGGAAACGCTCGTGTGATTGAGAAGGATGATTCATTCAACCCTCCACAGGAGATGATGGATGAAGGAAACTTCGAGAGAGTAGAAAAAACTATTGAGGTGTGGTACGATGGCATTATGGTCATGGGTACTAACATCATATTGAAGTGGGAGGTAGCTAAGAACATGGTAAGACCACAGTCTGCCAGTCAGTATGCGCTTCCAAACTATGTGGCCTGTGCGCCAAGAATGTACAAAGGGGTAATAGAGTCTTTGGTTAGGAGGATGATTCCTTTTGCCGATTTGATTCAGGTTACTCATCTCAAGATACAGCAGGTCATATCCCGTATGGTTCCTGACGGTGTATTCATTGATGCCGATGGACTGAACGAGGTTGACCTTGGTACAGGCAACGCGTACAACCCTGAGGATGCTTTAAGACTATACTTCCAAACAGGTAGTGTAATCGGAAGGAGCTACACTCAGGACGGTGAGTTCAACAACGCAAGAGTTCCAGTGCAACCACTTGTGGGTAATACAGGAGGTGGTAAGATGCAGTTGCTTCTTGCTAACTACAACCATTACCTTGATATGCTCAGGTCTGTAACTGGCCTAAATGAGGCAAGAGATGGTAGCACTCCTGACCCGAATGCTTTGGTGGGCGTGCAGAAGCTTGCTGCTTTGAACTCAAACACAGCGACTCGACACATACTTGACGCAAGTCTTTATATGCTGAAGAACTTAGCCGAGGGACTGTCTATTAGAATTGCTGATGTCCTTGAATACTCAGAGTTTAGAGAGGAGTTTGCAAATCAGATAGGTAAGTACAATGTGTCTACCCTTGACAGCATGAACGACCTATACCTATATGACTTTGGTATATTCATAGATGTGGCCCCTGACGAGGAGGAAAAGTCTCAGCTTGAGCAGAATATTCAGATGGCATTATCTAAAGAAAATATTAACCTTGAGGATGCGATTGACATCCGTGAGGTAAAGAACATCAAACTTGCCAATCAGTTGTTAAAGGTTAAGAGAAAGCGTAAAGCGGAGGACGACCAAAAGAAGGCGATGGAGATGCAAGAGGCTCAGCAGCAGGGACAGATACAGTCTCAACAGGTTGCGGGTGAGCAGGCAATGATGAAGGCTGAGCAGGAGATAAATCTTAAGATAAAGCTTGAGGAGGCTAAGTCATTGTATGCCACTCAGAAGATGCAACAAGAAGCTCAACTCAAAATGCAGTTGATGGAGAGAGAGTTCAACTACAATATGCAGATAAAAGGTGTAACGGAGGAGCAGTTGTCTTCAAGAGAGGGTAAGAGAGAGAGTGCGAAAGAGAAGCGAATAAGTCAACAAAATAGCCAGCAGTCTCAGCTTATTAACCAAAGAAAGAACGACCTACCTCCAATATCATTTGAGTCTAACGAGGATAGTTTGGATGGGTTTGACTTTGCGGAGTTTAACCCCCGATAGGCGTACTCTATTTTTCCATAACTTTGTAAAAAATCTAATCTATGCAATTCAAAGAAGTAAAAGAAGTACAGGCGGTTGAGGAGAAATCTACTCAAGAGATTGAGAAAGAGCTACTTGCGAAGCACGATGAGCAATTCAATGACGAGCAACCTCAAGTTGATGGGGCTAAAGTTGAAGAGAATGTTGCACAGCACACGCCTGAAGAAAACAAGACTTCCCCTGAGCTATCAGAGGAGGACGTTCTTACATATATTGGCAATCGCTATGGTAAAGAGATAAACTCTATTGATGAGTTTGTCGCTGAGCGGGAGGTGTCTGAGGAATTACCTGAGGACGTTGCCGCTTACTTCCGTTATAAAACGGAGACTGGTCGTGGTATGGATGATTATATCAAGCTCAACAAGGACTACAATGAAGTAGGAGATGATGAGTTGATAATGGATTACTACCGTCAGACAGAGGAAGGGTTAGATGATGATGACTTGGGAGACTTAATAGCCTCTAAGTTCGGATACGATGAAGACTTTGACGATGAATCTCTTGTTAAGAAGCAGAAGTTAGCCAAGAAGCGAGAGCTTGTCCAAGCGAAGAAATTCTTCACGGAACAGCAAGAGCAATACAAAGCCCCCCTTGAGTCAAGTGCGGGGCCAGCGTCTTCGGAGTCCAAAGAAGAGTTGACGAGCTTTAGACAACAAGCAGAAGAGGCAAAAGGTCTTCAGGAAACGAATCAAAAAAGAGTTGATTTGTTCTTGAAGGAGACAGACAGAGTTTTCAATGACGAGTTCAAAGGTTTTGAGTTCAATGTCAATGATAAGTCTATGACGTTTAAGCCTGCTGACGCATCTGAGCTGAAGAAGTCTCAGGAGACTATTCTCAACTTTGTGAATAAGTACACTGACGACAACAACTACATCAAAGATGCTGACGGCTACCATAGAGCTTTATCTGTAGCGATGAATCCCGATAAGTTTGCTAAGTTCTTTTACGAGCAAGGCAAGGCTGATGCGGTTGATGATGTGAGTCGCAAGTCCAAAAACATAGACATGGACATGAGGCGCACACCTGAGACCACTAATAAGGGAGGATTCCAAGTAAAGTCTTTAAATCAAGACTCAGGTCGAGGTTTGAAGATCAAGAGTGCAAAAAGAATTTAACCTTTAAAAGAAAAACGATATGGCATTAGCTGGATCACCAACATTTGCTCTGCAACCGAGTTCAGAGCGCGTAGCGTTGGCTACAAACTATATTACTGATTTTGATTTCTTGAATCAATATCTTCCTGACACCTACGAAAAAGAGTTCGAGCGGTACGGAAACCGAAGCGTTTCATCATTCTTGCGAATGGTGGGTGCTGAGATGCCGACCAACTCTGACATGATTAGGTGGGCTGAGCAGGGACGACTTCACACCAAGTATGTTAACGTAGGTACAGCCGCGCTTGTCAATGCCAATACTGCTATATTCCAAGTGAACGATGCGATTACAGGTGGTGGCGAACGCGCTATCCGAGTAGGACAGACACTTCTTATCTCTCAGAACGATGGTTCAGGAGTAAACAAGGGTGTTGTTACTCTTGCTGCTGCTGGCACTGATCTATTTACTGTTGCTTTTTACGAAGGCGGTGGTCTT